GAGACCTGGGCCAAGAACGAGCTGACGGCCCAGGAATACCAGGCTAAGGGCGGGCAGTGAGCAACGTCAGCGCAGAATATCTCCTGGTCGGTGGTGGCGGCTCTGGTGCCGTCATCGCTGGTGCTGGCGGCGGCGGCGGTGGCGTCCTCACGGGCACAGACACCCTTTCCACTGGCAACAGCTACGCCATTGTCGTTGGCGCTGGTGGCGCTTCCCCATCTGGAACTGGTGTTCCGTTCACCGCGAACCAGGGCAACGTTGGCAGCGACAGCACGTTCAACGGCCATACGGCTTCTGGCGGCGGCTATGGCGGCAAATACAACAGCCAGAACGGCGGCAATGGCGGCTGCGGTGGTGGCGCCGGTAACACGGGAACCCCCGGCACCGGCTCGCAGGGCGGCAACGGCGCGGCCTCAAACCAGCCCACGGCGACCGGCGGCGGTGGTGGTGGTGGTGGTAATGGCGTCGCGGGAGCCTTCCCTAATGGCGGCGCTGGTGGTGCCGGCTATAGCAGCTCGATCACGGGCTCGGCTGTCCTATATGGTGGTGGTGGCGGCGGCTGCGCGAATGTAGGCGGAACGCCAGGAGCAGGTGGAACAGGTGGTGGTGGCGCTGGCACGGCCTATGCTGACGGCCTAAACGGCTATCCGGGCACCGATGGCCGTGGCGGGGGCGGCGGTGGTTGCCGTGGTGATGACACCACGACGACCTACACGGGCGGCAAGGGCGGCTCGGGCGTGGTCATCGTGCGCTACTTGACGGCTGGTTATAACCAGGGTTCGGGCGGCACCATCACGACCTCTGGCAGCTACACCATCCACACGTTCACGGCAGATGGGACGTTTGTCGCTCCCACGGTGGCTGGGATGGGTGGTGGCATCAGGCTTCGTCGGAGGCGGCGTTGAGTCAGCGCAGGAACATCGCGGACGGGGCGGCAGAGGGGAACCGCAAGGCGCTGAACGTGCATGAGCAGAACATCGCTGATGTGGCGATGTTGCTTTCCACGCGGCCTGGGCGCCGCTTCATCTGGCGCTACCTGGAGACCTGCGGGGTTTTTCGGACCTCGTTCGACAACAGCGGATCGGTGACGGCCTACAACGAAGGCCGGCGAGAAATCGGCCTGCGAATGCTGGCCGACGTGAACGAAGCGGCGCCAGACCAATATCTGGTCATGCTCCGCGAATCTAAAGAGGGAGTGACAAATGACTGAGCCCGTGAAGCCGGGGGACGCGCCCGCTACCCCGCCGACACCCGACAAGAATCCCCCTGCGGACCCTGCCGCTGGGGACAAGACCCCGCCCGCAACGCCGGAGCCCGCCCCTGCTGACTACAGCACGGTCAAGGCCCCCGACGGCTCGAAGCTGGACCCTGCCCGCGTGGCCGCGCTTACGTCCTGGGCCAAGGACAAAAAGCTGCCGCCTGAAGTCGCGCAGGATGTTCTGAACCGAGAGCATGAGGCGTTGGCGTCCTACGAGGCCAGCCAGGTGGCCGCGTTGGAGAAACAAAAGGAGACCTGGCTCGCGGACCTGAAAAACGACAAGGAGATCGGCGGCGAAAAGCTGAACGCCAGCGTGGAGCCTGCCCGACGCCTCATCGACAAGTTCGGGAGCCCGGAATTCAAGAAAGCCCTGGATGACACCGGCCTCGGGAATCACCCCGAGCTGGTTCGTTTCGTGGCCCGTATCGCAAAGGCAGTGGGCGAGGACAACCTCGTTCTGCCGTCCGGCGCGGGCGGGGGGGCCAAAGACCCCCGCGAGCTGTTCTACGGCGCCAAACCCTAAGCAATAGGAGAACCCAATGGCTACCCTTGGGAGCGTTCTGACCCTGCAAGACTGGGCCAAGCGCAAGGACGAGACCGGCAAGACCGAGATGATCGTCGAGATGCTGTCTCAGACGAACGAAGTGCTGGCTGACATGCTGTGGGCCGAGGCCAACGGCGTCACCGGCCACCGCACCACGCTGCGCTCCAGCCTGCCCACGGCTGAGTTCCGCTTGCTGAACCAGGGCGTCACGCCCAGCAAGAGCACCACGGTCCAGGTCGATGAGCCCTGCGCCATGCTGGAAGCCTGGTCTGAAGTGGACTGCCGCCTGGCCGAGCTGGGTGGTGACGTGGCTGGCTTCCGTCTGAGCGAGGCCCAGGCGTTTGTCGAGAGCATGAGCCAGAAGATGGCGACGACCGTGTTCTACGGCAACAGCTCGACCCAGCCCGAGCAGTTCAACGGCCTGAACACCCGCTACACGGCCACGACCGGCACGAACGGCACGAACGTCCTGAAGGCTGGCGGCAGCGGTTCGGACAACAGCTCGATCTGGCTGGTGGTCTGGGGCGCGAACACCCTGCACGGCATCTTCCCCAAGGGGACGATGGCGGGCATCCAGCACCACGACCGCGGCGAGGAAACCGTCGAGGCCACGGCTGGCATGGGCGGCACCCGCATGCGCGCCTACCGCGACCAGTTCACCTGGGACTGCGGTCTGGCCGTGCGCGACTGGCGCTACGCTGTTCGCATCGCCAACGTGGACATCAGCGATCTGGTGGGCAAGTCCAGCGCTGCTGACCTGTTCGACTACATGATCAAGTCCATCCACCGCATCCCCTCGATGTCGGCTGGCCGTGGCGCCTTCTACATGAACCGTTCGTGCCTCCAGATGCTCGACATCCAGAGCCGAGACGACGTGCAGACGGGCGGCCAGCTGTCCTACGACAACGTGGACGGCAAGCCGGTGCTCTCGTTCCGCGGCGTTCCCATCCGCAAGGTGGACGCCCTGACCGAGACCGAAGCCGCCGTGTCGTAATACTCAGGGGGCGCATGGAGCGCCCCCTGAACCCCTCTACTGAAAGGAAAACATCATGAGCCTGATCGACGCTCAAAACGTGTTCTCCGGCAGCTATGCCGGAAGCACCGGCACCTGGACCGGCCAGAGCTACAGCACCTTCGCCACGGCCGGTTCGGACTTCGCCAGCACCAACGTGATCGACCTCACCAGCACGAACACCCTGAAGGACATGGGTGCGGGTCAGGACGTGTATCTCGTCCTGCTCGTCACCACGGCCATCGCTGCCTCTGGCGGCGCGGCCAACGTGACCTTCAAGCTGGCCTCGGACAGCACGACCAACCTGGCGACCAGCCCGACGACCCACTGGACCAGCGGCGCCATCGCCAAGGGCACCCTGGTGGCGGGCTACCAGAAGGTGGTCTGCCTGCCCCGCGAGAAGACCTACGAGCGTTATCTGGGTCTGCTCATCACCCCCGACACCAACAACCTGACCGGCGGCGCCATCGTGGCCTTCCTGACCACGACCCCTGACGTTCCGGCCTACTACGCCAAGAACTACACCATCAGCTAGTAACTGATGGCTCACAGGCATGGCCGGGGGAGCAATCCCCCGGCCCTCTGCCGAAACCTTGAGAGGGAAACCCATGAAGATCAAAGTGCTTCGCCCCGCCTACATCGACACCGATGGCCGCGGCTGCCGGATGGTTTACGAGGGCATCGTCGAGCTGCCGCTGACCAAGTGCCCCAAGTGGGGCGAGGAGGTCAAAGAGGCCGTGGCCCCGGAAAGCGCCGAGGTGGTCGAAGAAGAAGCCCCCCGTCGTGGTCGTCCCCGCAAGACCGTCAGCGACGCTGAAGTGCTGTGAAGAACCCCACTAAGCAGGTGATGTAATGGCCTCCGAAGTCGAAATCTGTAATCTGGCCCTGTCGCACCTGGGCGTGGGCAAGGAGATCGCTGACCTGGACAACGAGAACAGCGAGGAGGCTGCGGCCTGCCGCCGCTTCTACCAGCCCACCATCGAAAAGACGTTGCAGGAATTCCCCTGGCCGTTCGCCACGCGGTTTGCTGACCTGGCCTTGGTCGAGGAGGATCCGACCGAGGAATGGGCCTTCAGCTACCGCTATCCGTCAACCTGCCTGAAAATCCGACGCATCCGTTCAGGCGCCCGACAGGACAGCGCCCAGTCTCGGGCGGCTTACCGCATTGCCAGCGATGACACAGGCAAGCTGATCCTGACGGATTTCGAGGACGCGACCATCGAATACACCTGGGTTCCCGAGGACACCGGCCTGTTCGACCCGCTGTTCGTTGAGGCGGTGAGCTACTACCTAGCGTTCCAGATCGCCCCCCGCGTGGCGGGCGGCGACCCGTTCAAGCTGGGCGAGAGGGCTGCGGCGCTGTATCAGGCGACGATGGCTAGGGCGCAGGCATCGGCTTTGCGCGAGCAGCAAGACGAGGTGCCGCTGGAAGCCGAACACATCCGAGGGCGTTAATGGCTACCCTGAACCAGCGTTCGTTCACTGGCGGCGAAGTCGCCCCCAGCCTCTACGCCCGTGTGGACACGGCCAAATACCAGAACGGCGCCAGGACCATGCGGAACTTCGAGGTCATGCGCCACGGCGGGGCGCAGAATCGTCCCGGCTCGAAATACATCTCCAATACGAAGAACGACGGGGCCGTGCGCCTTGTTCCCTTCGTTTTCAACGACGCGCAGAGCTATGTCCTGGAGTTTGGGGACGGCTACATCCGCTTCTACCAGGACGGGGCGCAGCTAGGCCCCGGCACCCCTGCGGCCTGGGCTGACGCGACCGCGTATGACGCGGGCGATCTGACGAGCTATAGCGGGGTCAACTACTGGTGCCGTAACGCGCACACCTCGTACGAGGTTAATGACCGTCCAAGCACGGGCACGAACTGGGCAAAATACTGGTATGCCATGCCCGCCGGGGTATTGGAGATCGCCAGCCCTTATGGTTCGGCAAACCTGAGCGCCCTGAAGTGGACGCAGAGCGCGGACGTGATGACGTTCACGCATCCAAGCTTTGATGTCTTTGAACTGGCTCGGTTGTCGAGCGTTAATTGGTCCATGCGACCCATGCTGTTTGCCTCGGACATCGCAAGCCCCACGGGGGTATCCAATAACGGAACAGCGGCCCAGGCCCAGCAAGTCATCACAGCGGTCACGCAGGCTAATCCTGCGGTCATCACCATTGCCGCCCACGGATATTCCAGCGGCGATGTCGTCACGTTGACGGTCAACTGGACCAAATATTCTGGCGCTTACAACATCTACTGGAACTATCAGAACAAGTTCACTGGGGCCGTGACGGTCCTTTCGGTGAATACGTTCAGCATTGTTCCTCAAGGGCAGAGCGCAAGTTGGGACACGTCCTCCGGTTACACCGGCTGGGTCTTGTCCTCGGGCTACTCAGTCAAAACCGGAACATCTTCTGCACAGCTTTATAAGACTCAATATGTGGTTACTGCCGTCAACAGCGATGGCGAGGAATCGCAGCCCAGCCTTGTGACCGGAACCTCCGACACCCCCTCGGCTTCCACGGTCATCACCGTGAGCTGGGCAAGTGTGACGGGCATCACACAGTATAACGTTTATAAAAAAACAGGGGCCGTCTTTGGATTCATCGGGACATCCGACCGCCTGCTTTTTACCGATAACGGCATCTCCCCTGACACGACCCTGACGGCGCCCTTCGCTGATCCTACCATCTTCCAGACGACGGATAACTACCCCTCCTGTGTCGGCTACTACCAGCAGCGGCTTTTCTTCGGCAACAGCGTGGACGAGCCTGAGACCGTGTGGGCTTCGCGCACGGGGGACTTCCGCAACTTCTCCAAGCGCCAGCCGTTGCAGGACGATGACACCATCAAGTTCAACCTGGCTGGGCGCCAGGTGGCGCAGGTCAAGCACATCATGGACCTGGGCAAGCTGTTGGTGTTCGCCAGCACGGGGGAATACTTCGCCAACGGTGATGCGGCCGGCATCGTGACCCCCACGGATGTCAACATCCGCCAGCACAGCAACTACGGCTCCAGCGACCTGCCGCCCATCCAGATCGGGAACAACGCCATCTTCGTCCAGGCCCGCGGCTCCATCGTGCGCGACCTGGGCTTCGACTGGCAGACCGAGGGTTACAAGGGCAACGACCTGACCATCTTCGCGGCCCACCTGTTCGACGGCTACACCCTGGCCGACTGGGCCTACCAACAGATTCCCCACAGCATCGTGTGGGCCGTGCGCTCGGACGGAACCCTGCTGGGCCTGACCTACCTGCCCGAGCACCAGATTTGGGGCTGGCACAGGCACGACACGGACGGCACCTACGAGAACGTGTGCGCCATCCCCGAGGGCACCGAGGACGCGCTCTATACCGTGGTCCTACGGGACGGCCAGCGATTCATTGAGCGTTTCGCCAGCCGGAATATTTCGGCTGACGCGCCCGAGGACTGGGCCTTCATGGACGCCTATCTGGAATACGATGGGCGTAACGCCGCGGCCACGACCATGACCCTGACTGGCTCTGGCTGGACCTATACCGATCCGCTGACCTTGACGGCCTCTGTCAGCACGTTCGTCTCGGGCGATGTGGGGAACCAGTTCTGGCTGACCGGCTCGGATGGCACGGTCATCCGCTGCACGGTGACGGCCTACACTAGCGGCACCGTGGTCACGGTCCTGCCGCACATGGATGTCCCTGCATCCATGCAGAGTATTGCCACCTCTACCTGGACGGCTGCGGTGGACACGGTGACGGGCCTGACCCACCTGGAAGGCAAAGACGTGGCGGTGTTCGCAGACGGATTTGTCGTTGCTAATCCTAACAATTCTAGCTATGATGTGGTCACGGTGACATCCGGGGCAGTCACGCTGGATAAACCCTACGGGGTGATTCGCGTTGGCTTGCCTTATCTTTGCGACCTGGAAACCCTTGACATCGATA